TGATGAGATTGATGAGCAGAAGAACGAAAAGCTGCCTGGCGGTAACGAGATCCGCATGGGCGTAGAGCTAGATGCAAACAAGCGGCCGGTTGCTTATCACAAGCTTACCTATCATCCGGGTGATTACGACTACGCGATGATGACAGGCAAGAGCAAGCACATCCGTATACCTGCTGAGCAAGTTATTCACATCTTCATGCCTTTGCGCGCTGGACAGACTCGAGGCGAGCCTTGGCTTTCTCCTGTCATGCCGGCCATGAAGCAGTTGGGTGGATTCCGTGAAGCGGCAGTGATTAACGCTCGCATTGGTGCATCTAAGATGGGATTTTTTACGTCACCTTCGGGTGATGGGTTTGTTCCGGATGATACCGACAATCACACACCTATCATGGATGCCGAGCCCGGCACCTTCCATCAACTTCCTACAGGTGTCTCGCTACAAAGCTTTGAGCCTACGTTCCCAAGTAATGAGTTCGACGACTTCCATAGGTCGGTACTCAAGGGTATCGCTAGTGGACTAGGTATATCCTATACCTCTCTCTCTAACGACCTTGAGGCAACATCCTATAGCTCTATCCGGCAAGGCGCGCTCGAGGAGCGAGATTTCTACCGTGACATTCAGCAGTTCATGATTGACCACTTTGTATACAAGGTATATGAGGCATGGCTCGATGCTGCGATGGAGTTACGGTCATTCGGCATTGGCTCTAATCAGTACGAGCGTTTCTTGAATGCTTCTACGTTTACAGGTCGTGCTTGGAGTTGGGTTGACCCGCTTAAGGAAATGAATGCGGCTATCCTCGGAATGAAGAATGGCGTGCTGTCTATACAAGATGTTGCTTCGCAGTATGGTAAGGATGTTGAAGACCTGTTCGCTCAGATACAGCGCGATAAGGCGTTGGCTGAGCAGTTTGGCGTACAGTTCGCGCTCGAGCCTTATGGTTCGGAAAAAGCTCAAGTAGACGCGGAAATAATCGGAGATGACGATGGCGAAGTATAAAGGCCGGGACATCAATACGACTCCCACGGATGCAATGATAGCGGAGGCGAAGCGTGGTCTCGAATGGCGGAAAGAACACGGTAGAGGCGGTACTGAAGTCGGTGTTGCTCGCGCTCGCGATATCTCTAATGGGCGGGAGCTATCTATTGATACTGTTAAGCGTATGTACTCTTATTTTGCTCGACACGAAGTTGATAAAGCCGGTAAGGGATATAGTCCAGGGGAAGAAGGATATCCATCCGCCGGACGAATCGCATGGGCATTGTGGGGTGGTAATCCTGGACAGACCTTCGCCAAGAGAGTTATCCGTTCTGTCGAAGCCGCGGACGAAGACGACCGGGCAGAGGTTAGCGGCAGCATTAAGAAGTCTTTGGAGAAGAAGGCTAAAGACCACAACGAGAAGGTAGGCGATACGGCTAGTAAGCGAACTAGCGTTCGTACCCTAAGTGCAGTATTTCGCCGCGGTATTGGCGCCTACAAGACTAACCCCGGGTCAGTAAGACCCAGCGTTAAGTCGCCCGAGCAGTGGGCGCACGCCCGAGTTAATTCATTCCTTTACGCTCTAAGAAACGGCAAATTTAGAAGCGGAAAGCATGACACAGATTTGTTACCATCTGGACATCCCATGTCTTCCAAGGGAAGATGCGAGGAAGTCGTGACATTTGCAGACGAGGATATTGAAATGAGCGATGCGATAGTAGAAGACGTGGAGCTTCGGGAAGAAGACCTCGAGCAGCGTCACATCCAAAATATTGAAGAGACTGAAGAGTCTTACGTTATTACCTATGGCAAATCTATGCCAGAGGAGCGTGATGGTCACGAAGACGAAGAGCGTGACGGTCATGAGGAAGAAGAGCGAGAAGGACATGATGCTGAACGTGATGTTCCGGCAGAAGTTGAACGTCGCTCTATGCAGTTAAAGGCGAAGCCGGTAGAGGAAGACACTCGCCGTGTACGTATGTCTATTTCATCCGAAGAGCCTGTTGAGCGCTCTTACGGTAAAGAAGTGTTAGAACACAGTGAGGAGGCCATCGATATGAGCTTCCTCAATAGCGGTCGCGCCCCGCTGCTCCTGGATCATGATCCAGAGAAGCAAGTTGGCGTCGTAGAATCGGCAGAACTTGACGGCTCGGCGCGTAGACTACGTGCGACGGTTCGCTTTGGAAAAGGCGCACTTGCTAGAGAGGCTTTTGACGATGTAGTAGACGGCATCAAAGCCAATATTTCTATTGGTTATGCCGTGAAAAAAATGGAGAGAAGTGAGAAGGATACATTTGTAGCCAAATCATGGAAGCCATTAGAAGCCTCGCTTGTAAGCATCCCCGCTGACCAATCAGACCTGGTCGGCGTCGGTCGTTCAAATGAAGCTTCTACCCAACCTTCAATCAAAACCAACTTTAAGGAGGACGTAATGTCTGAAGTTGATATTGCAGCGGTTGAGGCAGAAGCCAAGAAAACCGCACAACGTGATGCCGCTCAAATCATGGCATTGACCACTAAGCACAACCTAGCAGACCTCGGCCAGCAAGCAATTGTTGAAGGCCGTTCGTATGCAGAAGTGCAGGGTCTTGTACTTGATAAGATTGGCACTAAGCCCCTCGAGTCAACCGACATCGGTTTGACTGAGAAAGAAGTTAAGCGCTTCTCTCTCTTCAACGTAGTCAACGCTCTTGCTAACCCATCTGACCGTCGCGCTCGCGAAGCTGCTGCTTTCGAGTTTGAGGTATCAGAAGCAACTGCTAAGCGTTCTGGCAAAGACCCACAAGGTCTTATGGTTCCTTATCAGGTACTTAGCCAGCGTGACCTCAACTCAGCGGATGAGTCAGATCTGTTCTCAGACGACTTCCGCGGTGGTGAGTTCATCGACGTACTCCGCAACTCATCTTCAGTTATGCAAGCTGGTGCTCGTATGCTGACAGGTTTGAGCGGAGATGTAGCTATTCCTAAGAAGGCTACTGCAGCTTCTGCGGCATGGATTGCTACAGAAGGCGCCGCGGCTACTGAGTCAGAGATGACAACTACTTCTATCAGCATGGTTCCACGTCAGCTTGCTGCTTTCACTGACATCACTCGTCAGCTTCGTCAGCAGAGCTCGCTTGATGCGGAAGCACTTGTACGTGATGACCTAGCACAGTCTTTGGCTCTTGCTGTTGACTTGGCTGCTCTGCAAGGTTCTGGCTCTTCTGGTCAGCCTACAGGCATCAAGAACACATCTGGAATCAACACTGTTGACTTCGGTACTTCACCTATACTCGTGCCTTCATACGCTAAGGTTGTAGCAATGGAAACTGCGGTTGCGGAAGATAACGCACTTGTAGGTAACCTAGCTTACATCCTGCCAGCGGCAATGCACGGTGGCTTGAAGACAACTGAGAAAGCAACTAACACTGCTCAGTTCGTTGTAGAGCCTGGCGGCACAATCAATGGATACCGCGCAATCGTATCTAACCAGTGTACCGCTGGCGATATGTTCTTCGGTAACTTCTCTGATTTGCTAGTCGGTATGTGGGGAGCCGGTGTAGACATCACTGTTGACCCATACAGCCTGTCAACTACAGGTTCTGTTCGCATCGTAGCGTTCCAGACTATCGACGTTGCTGTACGTAACGCTGTTAGCTTCTGTCTCGGTAACGACGACCAGTAAGTAGTATGACCCGCCCTTCGGGGCGGGTTTCCTTTTAGGAGGTTTTATGAAATACGAAGTAATCCGTGATTGTGTAATCAAAGGCGCACGCCACAAGGTTGGAGATGTTGTCTCTGACTTGAGTGAGCAGCTTGCCAAAGACTTAATGGCTATTGGTCGGTTAGCTCCGCACCATGAGGCCGAGTCAAAGAACCGTGCTATCGGTGCGAAAGATTCTGAATCAGCACCTAAGAAGCGCGGCCGTCCAGCCAAGAAAGAGGCGGAGCCCGAGGCTGAATAATGGCTGTAGAAACGGATGTATTCCGTTCCACCATGTTGGCTGACTTTGGTCAGACCATCACGTTTAAACCACAGTTCGGTGCGTCAACGACATTCACTGCGATTTTTGACGCCCAACATATGTTTGAGGAAGTAGGCGGCTCTGTCGCCTTTTCTGTTCAACAGCCTCGCCTAACGTGTAGAGCGAGTGACGTTAACGAAATCGTTGAAGGTGACAAGGTCACGCTCACGGTTGAAGGTGTACTGAAGGAATATAAAATTCGAGCCAAGATGCCTGATGGCACTGGTATTACTGAATTGCAATTGGAAGAGCAATGAGTCACATACGCACTCGCATACGTCAGAATCTTGTGACGACTCTCAAGGGCATGACTCACACCGACCAAAAGGTGTTTGATAGTCGAATCTATCCCATGAATATGGATACGTTGCCGGGCATTTGTGTCTACACGCCTAGCGAGACATCTGGTTATCTGTCTATCAGCCCGCCACGCACCCTGGACAAGGCAATTACTGCGTCAATAGAGATATATGTTCAGATGATTGACGAGTATGATGAGCGCCTAGATCAGATTGCCGCGGACGCAGAAGAAAAGCTGTATACCGACTTGACTCGTGGCGGTTTGGCTACAGATACAAAAGTATTGTCATTTGACAGTACGTTTTCCGGCGATGTAGAACAGCCGGTAATTATGGGTAAACTTACCGTAGAGATTAGGTATTCCGCGGTTGAGGGTAGCCCGGAAGGTTAGTCAAGGTATTTTTTTTAAGGTAAACTTGAGCTTTGCGCTCGCTCGTTAAGAGGAAACTTCAATGTCAACATTTCTAGGTAAAGAAGGAGCCGTATACATCGGCTCTAACGCGGTAGCAGAGGTACGCGACTTTTCTGTGGAAACTACTGCAGAAACAGTCGATGCAACTGTCATGGGCTCCACTGGCGACTTTATGGTCAAGAAGGCCACTCAAAAGTCATGGACTGCTTCAGTCAATTGTTATTACGACTCAAGCGACACAAACGGCCAGCTTGCTATGGATGAGGGTTCTGAGGTCGCTCTCAAGCTGTACCCAGAAGGCAACACCAGCGGCAAAAAATATTACTACGGTCAGCTAATCATTACTTCAATTAGCCGTTCAGCATCTTTTGATGGCCTCGTAGAGATATCATTCTCTGGTGATGGCACAGGCGCATTAACAGAAGACGCGGTCTAATATGAAGCTGATTGATGTAGCGGTAAGCCACTTCAACAGCAAAGATGTCCGACAGATTGAGGTTCCAGAGTGGGATACAACGCTCTACTCGAAGAACCTCAGTCTTGCTGACAAGTCGAAGTGGATGAAGCGAGCGGACGGCGATAACTGGAGCTACATGGTTTACGCCGTCATACTTGGAACGACCGATGCAGAGGGCGAACCCGTTTTTGACATTGGCGATAAGTCTGCCCTGATGAACAATGTTGACCCTGACCTTGTTAGTCGCATCGCTACGTTCGTTTTAGATATCGGTGAAGAAACCGAAGAGGAACGCGAAAAAAACTGATAGATGACCAAGGCAATGTGACCGAAGCTTATATGATGTTCGAGCTTGCGGAACGCCTTGGTCAACCACTCAGTACGATTCTTGAGATGACTGTCTCCGAATTCAACCATTGGTTGACGTTCTACAGGGTTAAGGCAGAGAGGCAGAAGCAGCATGAGTCAAGACGTAGTCAACGTACTAAAGTTCGTAGTAGATGATGACACTGCTGCAGGGTTTAGTTCTGCGAATCGCAATCTCAAGAAGAATGAAAGAGCTATACAGCGTGTTATCGACCAGCAAAAGAAGCTGACTCGAGAAGCAGGTAAAAGCGCTGACCAGATAGCCATCGAGACGCTCAAACGAGCAGACGCAAAAGATGAAGTAATCGCACAAGTGATGGCGCTCCAGAAGGAGCGTCAAGCGATTATGGATGCAAAGTCCGCCCGGACTGAATCTATAAATGAAGTCGATAAGATGATTGCTGCCATGAAAGAACAGGCAGCAACTATTGGTATGTCGTCGTCTGAGCTAGCAATTCACAAGGCCACTCAGAAGGGTGCGACTGCAGAACAGTTAGCGGCTATCCAGGCTACGCAAGCAGAGATTAATGCCAAGAAACAGGCATCGACAGCCACTGTAAATCAAGTCAATTCTGCAGAGCAGATGATACAAAAGCTACGTCAAGAGATTGATTTGTTTGGTAAATCCGATGACCAAATCTTGGCTTACAAGCTGGCGCTCGATGGTGCGACACAAGCACAAATAGATGAAGTCATGGCGTTGCGGTCGAAGATGGCCGTGATGGGCAAGTCTCTCCCATTGATGCAGAGAATGAAGCAGCAACTTCGTTTTATGCGCGGCGGTTTTGGTCAGGTAGGCCATCAGATACAGGACGTTGCGGTACAGCTGCAAGGCGGCACGGACGCGATGATTGTGTTCGGCCAGCAGGGTTCGCAGATTGTGTCTTTGTTTGGTCCTGGCGGTGCGGCTTTAGGTGCGTTGTTAGCAGTAGGTGCTGCGGCCTACACAGTATTTAAAAACTTTGAACTAACCACAAATCAAATCGCAGAACTGCGCGATGAGATGGAAGAGTTCGAGCCTAAGTCAGAAGAAGCAAGGAAATCTTTAGAGAGAACTCAAGCGCTTCTGTTAGCAAGTGAGCGCAACATTTTGCGAGAGCAAATAGCAGATTTAAGTGACGAGCTTAATGACGCGGCGCGAGATGGTTTCTTAGCGATACAAGAGTTTGAGCGAATCGGCCATATCATGTCGAAGGAGCGAAAAGAGGCGCTTATTGAATCGATTAGAAGCGCTGGCCTTGAGGCTCAAACGGCAGAAACACGGTTGTTCATGTTGCGTGATGAGCTTATTGCTCTAGGCGGTGCTGTCACTGACTTCCCAGAGGAAGAGTTCTTAGAGAGGGTGCGTAAACTTTTCGCGGATCCTTTGTTTGGCGGTCGAGAGCCAGAAGTAGCTACACCGGAAGTGGATACATCTGATGCGGAGTCAGCTGCAGAGAAGTTTTTAGATATTGAACGGTCTTTTTTGACTGGCATTGACAAGATTAATTCTGATTTCAAGCTTATTGAAGATGATATAAAAAGCTTAGCTGCGATAGCAGGAATCGAAGGCGAAAGGTTGAATGAGCTTATACAGGCCAATGAAACAGCGCGAGTTGCCGCGATAGAAGCTCTTCGCGCAAAAGAACGTGAACTGCAAAACGCTCACTTTACTGCCACACTGAAAAGACACATTGAGCATCATAAACGCAAGCAGGAGCTTGCGGAAGCCGATGCGCAAAGAGAAAAAGAAATACGTGAAAGTACTTTAGACGATTTTGAAGCAAGCCTTGAGAGAGAGGAAGAACTTTTAGCTGCTCAGAGAGAAATGCGTCAAGGCAATCTCGACCATATGTTAGATGTCATGAGACGTGAAGAGGCAGAGCGCGAAGCGATAGCTAAAAGGAAAAAGGCTATTGATAGCTCTTTACTCGACCAAGCAAATAATTTAGCTGCCGGTTTCGTAGCGGCAATAGGTAAAGAAAGTAAAGCATACAAAGTGCTTTTTGCTGCGCAACAAGCTTTAGCAATCGCTCAAACTATCATAAACACAGAGGCGGCGGCGACCGCGGCTTTGGCTCCTGTGACTATGGGAGGCTTGGGGCCAATAGCTGGTCCTAGTTATGCAGGCAAAATACGTGCGATGGGTGCCGCATCTGTTGCTTTAATAGCGGCACAAACGGCCGCTTCATTTGAAGGCGGTGGTTTTACAGGCCGTGGATCACGTTCTGGTGGTGTCGATGGTCGCGGTGGATTTGCAGCAATTCTTCACCCGAATGAAACGGTTATCGACCATGAAGGCGGCGGTATGGCGCCTGTTGTGGTCAATCAAACAATCAATGTAACTACAGGTGTACAGCAAACGGTTCGTGCTGAAATAGCTAACCTGCTTCCACAGATTAGTGAGGCAGCTAAGTCAGCAGTGGCGGACTCTAGGATGCGTGGTGGTAGTTATGGAACATCAATGGGCGTGTAATGGCTGACTTTGACTTCCCTAATATTGGCTTTCAAAAGATGACGATGAGGTTAAGGTCTGCAACGGCTATCAGCACGTCTCCTTTTACCTTTGACCAGCAAACATATGAGCATCAAGGTGTACGTTGGGAGGCAGAAATAACCTTGCCTCCACTTAAGCGCTCCGAGGCGAAAGCAGCAGAGGCATTCTTCGCTCAGCTTAGAGGCCAGGCTAAGACATTCACGCTTGGCAATCCTCTGCATAATGTGACTGGTGCAACTGGCTCAATTACTAGTGGCGCTCAAGGAGCTACTAACGTAACCGGGACTGTCAGCAGTCATGTAGAAGTTGGTGATTATTTTGAGGTCGGTGGCGCGCTGTATATCTTGACTGCAGAGAACGCAAGTACCCTGGATATCATGCCGCCTCTCCGTACAGCTATATCATCTTCCACGGCTCTCGATTTCACCTTGCCTAAGGGAGAATGGCGCTTGGCGTCTAATGATATCGATTGGAATATCAATCGGGCTGGAATTTACGGATTTACCTTTGCGTGTGTTGAGGCGATATGAGCAGGACTCTTACCAGTGCGATGCAAGCTGTTGCCACTGCCGAAGTGGTACGTCCTATTGTTTTGGTTCAGTGTGACTTTGATAGTGGCGCTCTCAATTTATGGAATGGTATCGGCGACTTAACTGTTAGCGGTGTTGACTATGTCGGCGCTGGAACTCTTCTGCAGATTAGTAGCATGAAAGAATCTGCTGATTTGGCAGCTAATGGGATGAACGTCACATTATCTGGCATAACTGAGCCTCTGATATCTAAAGCAAGAGACGAAGATTACCAAGGAAGAGAGCTTAAGATTTTGCTTGGTGCAATGGACTCTACTAATAGCGTCATATCGAGCCCGGTAATAATTTTTAATGGGTTCATGGATACGATGAGTATTCAGGACGGAGCAGAGACTGCGACTATTACAGTGGCGGTCGAGAATCGATTGATTGAGTTCCAGAGAAGCAGGATTCGTCGATATACAGCTGAGGATCAGAAAATAGACTATCCCACGGATAAAGGTTTGGAATTTGTTGCTGAAATAGCAGAGAAAGAAATTGTTTGGGGCCGCACACAAGCGGCAACAGGCGGAGGCGGCGGCGGCGGCGATGAACAGCCACATGGCGGGCAGCATAGATAATGAAATTTGCACACGAGAATCTTGCTAACGTGAAAGAAGACATTCTGCCGCTCATTGAAGAGCATTGGCAGGAGATAGCTCTAAACAAGGATGTCATCAAGTTAAATCCCGATTGGGATGCTTATGCAGCTTACGACTATATCGGCTCTTTGCGTGTCTACACTGCTAGAGATGAAGGACAATTAGTGGGTTACTTTGTGGTATTAGTCAGCAAATCTCTGCACTACAAAGACCATACCTTCGCTAACAACGATATTATCTTCCTGCGCAAAAGTGCTCGAGAGGGCATGGCCGGCGTCAAGCTTATTAAGTACGCAATCAAGTGTCTCGAGACTGAAGGCGTATCCAAGATACTTATCAACACCAAGATTCATCAGCCATTTGATGTCATTCTAGAGCGACTTGGGTTCGATTGTATCGAGCGCATCTACTCTAAGTGTTTGAGGTAAGTCATGGCTGTTAGTGCTGTTGCGGGATTAGTAAGTGCTGCTGGCGGCTTAATCGCTGCAAAGGGCGTTCTTACCGCAGTTACGTTTTTCGGATTGACTGGCGGTACAGCACTTGCGGCCATGTTTGCACTTGGTGCTGGCGTTTCTATGCTTTCACGAGCATTGATACCAAAACCTGACTTGGGCGCTCAAATGCGCGGCACTACGGTAACGACTAGAGACCCTGCTGGTAATAGGAAAATTATTTATGGGCGAGTTCGCGTTGGTGGCAATGTTGTCTTTATCGCACACTCAGGCAGTGATAATAAATATCTTCATCTTGCTGTTGTTTTCGCTACGCATCACATTACTGCTTACGACGAAGTTTGGTTTAACGACAATAAGATTTGGACAGCATCGAGCGGTTTCCAGGATGATTGGGGAACCTACGTCACAATGGACACCACAAAACTTGGAACATCGGGGCAGACTGCTTCTAGTGTTCTTACGCCCGTTACCGAGTGGACGACAGACCATAAATTAAGTGGTATCGCATATCTGGCTTTCAAGCTAGAGTGGAATCAAGACAAGTTTCCGCAGGGCGTACCAAACATAACTGCGGTAATTAGAGGTAAGAGAGTCTTTGACCCGCGTACAAGTGTCACTGGTTACAGCACCAACCCTGCATTGTGTGTTAGGGATTATCTGCTGGATCAAGATTATGGATTGGGCGAAAGCAATTTAAACATTGACTCTACTGCTGTCGAAGCTGCGGCTGATTTGTGTGAAGAGCAAGTTTCAATAGATGCCGGCGGGACGCAGGACCGTTATCAATGTCACGGCGTTATCGATACTGGCAATCAAATCAAATCTAACATTGAGCAATTACTTTCTGCGATGGGAGGTAGGCTCACGTATTCTGGTGGAAAGTATTTTATAGATGGCGCCGAGTATCGCGCTCCTACGGTTACTATTGATGAAAGCGTCATCATCTCGCCTATAAAAACTCAGACCAAACAATCACGTAGAAGCATCTATAACGGCGTTAAAGGCACGTTTATATCTGAGGAGAAGAACTACAAGATTCTCGATTATCCCGCTCAGATAAGCTCTACGTATGCCACAGAGGATGGTGACCCTATCTTCTTAGATATGCCTCTGCCTTTTGTTACCAATAACTTACAGGCGCAAAGGCTGGCAAAGATTGCGCTTCTCAAATCGCGTCAGCAAGTAGTCATTTCTATGACTGTCAACTTGGCAGGGCTCAAGATAAAAGTAGGCGACACGATTAGTCTCAATTACGACAAACTTGGCTACAGCGGCAAAGTTTTTGAGGTTATTGGGTACGAGCTAGTTCTTACTAATAACGGCGAAATCGGAGTACAACTCGAATGTATCGAGACTGCTTCTTCTATCTACGATTGGACTACGTCTGACGAAGAAGACTTCCTATCTGGCGGTGAACTGGACTTATATGACGGTAGAACGGTCGATAACGTCACTAGCTTGTCATTGACAGAGATAGGTTTGCGCGGTCCTGATGGCGGCGTAAGCTCAGCCGTGCAGCTCACTTGGACTGCGCCTGACGATGCGTTCATCGAGTATTACAAGATACGTTACAACAAGAACGGCACGACTGATTATTTCGAGATCCAGACTCGCGAGACCAATATATTTATTCCCGGTCTGGATATCACGTCTAACTATGATTTCCGGGTGCAGGTAGAAAACCTGTTAGGCGTTACCAGTACTGGTACGACGCTTTCTAATCAAGCGTTGAACGGCGATACGACAGCGCCTGGTGCTGTAACAAATGTGGTCGTCACAAGCACAATAAAAACTCTTGTTGTGGAATGGGACAACCCTACTGATATCGATTTAAAGCACATCAATATTTATGCAGATGATAATGGTGTAACTCAGCCGGCCACTCCCGTAGCGCAAGTTAGCGGTACAGAGTATGTCTATCCAGCAAAAACAAGCGAGGGACTGAATTTTAGGAAGTATTTTTGGCTTGAGGCAGAAGATTACTCAGGCAATACATCCACGGTATCTGGTCCACATAATGAAGTGATACTGCTTCCAAAGTCAGAGGAAATAGACGGCGTTCTTTCGGAATCAATCACGTTTGGTATTTACAACGCAACAAGCACGTCACTATCGTCTTCTCTTACACAATTTGGAACATTTACAACTCCTGCTCCAGAGCAAAGCGTTTCTAAGCGCGCCTCTCTTCATGCGATGATGGGGATTAATGCAAGTTCACCGTCAGGAGATTTTACTGTCGGTGTTAGAATCGAACGCTATAGCAAAGGCGAAACCAGCGGAACAGCACTTGGTACAGTTGTCGCTAATGGCAGTATTGCGTTTGGCGCCAGATACATAGAAATCGCTGGGAATGTGGCTGCTCAGTTAGATATGTACGGTGGAATCGCTACGTCTGCCACATCACCTAGCTCTGTATACAACGTCGTTTCTGTTGAGTATCAAGAGAGCTCAGATAGGACGCGCATCATATATGCAAGCAATGATGTCATCAGTTCCGGCACTGTTTATTACAACGCAGATAAATGGACTTCATCGGGAACTTGGCTGACATATGCGCCATTTACAGAGCCTCGATACCAAATTATCGGCGTTACCGCACTTACAAATCATCTGATATTTCAGCCATTGGCCGCTAGTGATTCCGTTGAAACGTATCGTATTCGCGCACAGACTTACTTGCTGACAAGTGGCAGCGCGAGCATGACGGTAGGAATTGCAGGACAGATACATTTATTGAGGTAGCTATGAGCTTCACACTTGGATATACGCGCACTACTGACAACCAAGAAATTGTTATAGCCACTTATGAAACAATGGCTGAAGCAGAAGCTGCCGTTGCATCTCAGTCATTAAGTA